GTGAAGGCTGCGCGCTTGATATAGGCTAAGCCGCCCGCGTCGATCACGGTTCCCTCGGCTACAGTGTTAAGCCCTGCCCAAGTAACAAACGCAGAACGCAGGAGAAACGAGGGGAACACGAAGTCAAGAGCCGCTTCAGCACGATCCGCCGCCGCCTCGGCGCTGGCAACAGCCGCCGATAGCGCCGCCAAAAGCTCTGCATTGGTAGGCAGGCCGGGGTCAAACACTGGTAGCAAGTCTTGCAGCGCAACGGGACCACTTACTGGAACAGTAATAGTGCCAAGACGATACGTCTTTTCAGAGTCGGGCAGGTATTGAACCAAAAGCACATCATAGGCAACGGACGCAGAAGGGGCGAGGCTAATGCTAAACGCGCCAGTTGATGCGGCGGGTGTAACCTCAACAGGTGTTTGCACTATGACCGTATCGCCTGCGTCGTCTCCACCTACACCGCGAGGCGTAAACCGCACTGCCGCTTTGTCATAAGCAACGCCGCTGGCGTCTAAAATGGGGCCGGTGACTGTGATTGTAGTGATTGCCATTTTTATGCCTCTGTAGGGTTTTGAAGAACTATAATATCACAAAATATACATTGATTATTAATCATGATGAAGATTGCCCACCTTGAGGCTTTACAATGTAACTTACATTTGTTCCAGCAAGGCGAATGTGTGTTGTGCCAATAGTACCCGTAATAGTCCCAGTTTCATATGCCGCACCTGAAATTCCAGCTCCACCACTGTCATAAATTGCCTGCCAGCTCCCTGAAGTAAAATCTAAAAAGATTGTAGCTGAGTTTGATTCGCCCGACGCCACTGTTGCCAAAGGTGTAAGTGTTCCAAATGTTGACCCGTTTGTGCTGGTCGCTATAGAAAGGCTATCGAATGCAGGACCGCCCCCCCCTTGCCCCTTCAATACGGCAAAAATAATGACCCCACTAAAGGCGCCAATTCCTGAAAATGTAGTTGTAGATCTGCCGCCAATGATTTTATCAGCAATCTTTGGCGCGCCCGTTGCGCCTTCAGCCAAAGCGATCGGGTTTTGCGCTAGGAACAAAACCTTGGCGCTGGTTAAAGGATCGCCCGGTAAAAGGTTTCCGGTGTCTGGTGTAACCCAATCGGTCATTATTGCCTCACTGTAGCAGGTAGGGGTTGGCCCCGTCGGGCATTAAATCTGTTGCTTCATCCGCCAGCCAGCACCCATCTAGTTTTTCGGCATCGGTGGCATCTACATAATCCGGCGCGTCATTTGCCATGATAATACAGAATATTCCACGAAATTGATAGGACTGCAACTGCACGGAAATGCGATGCCCTGAAACTGGCTCTGAAACCGCTATAACCTGCCAGCGCGTCGTGATTGCGTTGCCCTCAGTATCAACGATATTGCGCGTTGTTACGTCTAAGACATAGCCGATTGATATGGCCCTATCCTTGGCGTCAAAACTCATGCTCAGATATTCCGGCACTTCTTTAAAGCGCAGCAGCAAAGACGCGCCAAGCAAAAGGGCGTTTGTATCACTTGAGATCCACCGGCTATAAATCGTATTGTCGCGCACTTCACCGCCCGTTGCGTCGTCTAACTCATATTCGCCTTCAATGCGGATTGTGCGATTGCGATAATTTACAAAGTCTTCTAGCCCCTGCGTCGGATCACGCTGGTCATAGAACACCGTCACGCGCGACATGCGGTCATCAGGCTCCCGCTTCTTGCCGTATGTATCCATGATAATGTTTAGATCATCAGTAATCGCCAGTGGCGTTTCATTAGGTGGACGGACTGCAAGCAATGGGATCTTTTGCGTGCGCTCGTCCCACCAGAAATTAAATAGCCCATCGCGCGATAGCTCGCCAAGCAATTCCTCGACTTCTACAGGCTCCGCCACAGTGGTGCGCGACCGTAGGGTATTGAGGTACTTCTCGCCTTCAACGGTCCATTGGGCTGTATCACGAAAGCCCGCCGGAATAGGCGTGTGATTGTCCATTAGGTCTGCCGCAACTTCCCACTGCCTGACGTTTTGATAACGCCCAACGCGCTGCCCGCCCTCGTCAAGGTTCTGGCTAGATGCCGTGGTGCCTAGCGTGCCTCGCACGACGCCTGTAAGGGCGAACTCAGGCGACGTGCCTGTCCATCCTGTATAGGATATGATTTCGCTGCCGTACCGAACGTAGCGAAGAGATCCAGTGTTGCCAAAGTTATCCGATAAATCAGCCTCAAGGCACACAACATCAATTGTCGTTTGGAATGAGCTAATGCCTGCTAGGTTGCCAATCTTAATGTTTGTCGGGCGCGGGAAGAGCGCCTTGTTAGTCAGGCGCAGCGGATCAACGCCTTTGATTGTGACATTGCCGCGCCCGTCTGGCCCGTCAACCGTTTCGAGCAAATACAGCCGCACCTGCATATCGGCCAGCGCTTGCCCCTTGTATCCTTCGTATACGCGAATGCGCATGTTAGGATAGAACGGATTGCGCGCGGCCCATTTAGCCCAAAAGCTACTGTTAGAAATAGTGCCACGGTCAGGGGTGTAAAAATCGCCCACGCTATCATCGAAAGCAAAGTCGCTAAGAGTAATGCTAACCGACGCAAGTAGTCCAAACGGGCTTTCGCCCTTGCGCGTAGACCCAAGATTGAGCTTGCTGCTGTTTTCCGACACGCTGCCAAGGGTGGCAAAGGCATTCGTGCCTATCTCGTCGTCGTTGTCAAACGTCTCATACAGCCATCCAGTGTTGTCAGCGGGCCGCGAGAAGCGCCACCGAATAAAGCCAGCAGGATTGTAATTGTCCCGGTCGAGGCACGTCCAGTATGTCTGGTAGCACTTTGGCGTACCGCTGGCGGTGCATGGCGATGAACCAAAGCGATTGACGCAGCGCGGCTGCTCAATTTCTACGATCTGTATCGTTTCGCGGCCATATGTTGTTGCGTCGGTCACAGCTTGCGATACCCCTGGCATGATAGGGAGACGGCCCCGCTAATGCTCCGCTTAGGTATGGTGCGGCTCATCGTTGCCGTAGCGGTCAACCATGCGTAGGCAAGCTCGTCAGGATAGTCTGCGGATCTGTGCGCAAGGAAGAAAGTTGCCACTTCGCCGTTAGCGTGCGCCTTAAACGCCTTGAATTCGTTCTGGCGCCAGCTTTCCGGCAAATGCTCAACCTCTATGCCAAAGGTTAGGCCGTCGCTTGTCTTGGTGCGGCCTAACCAGTTGCCTGTATCAGATGAGTTGTTCGTAAAGCCAATGTCGTCACCCTCCGTAATAGGCTGGCCGGTCCACTGCGCAGGCTGGGGCCATTCAGTCACCATGCCAGACGCAATAACCGCAACTGTCGGCGCCGCATCGCCTGCAGTAATATTCACGCGCACGGCGTCAACAGATACGGGCGCAAAGAAAAACACCACCGGGTCATTATCAGCAGGCGATACAGTGCATCCAGCAACGTCAGCGAACCCTGTGCCAGTATCAATCTGCAAGGTTAGCGTGCTGTTGAGTGTGCCGAAGTCATGCCCGGCGATGCCTAGATAGCTAATCTCCGTTGCCGTCGCCGGTGTTAGCGTCCATGACCCAGTGGCCGCTGTAGGCCGCCATGCGCTGTCTGTGCGCGGGTTATGCGCATTAGCCGCCGCGAACCCGCTGGCGCCCGTTGTGGCCGTAGGCGTGCCGCTCAGGCGGCGCCAGCCTATGCGCAGGTGATTGAGGTTATACTCAGTCCCGACAAAGCCGGTTTGTATGATTACAGTCATCCGCGCCTCACAATAATGTTTTCTTGCAGGCGCCCGCCTCGGTCTGCGAACTCATTAAGCATATCTGCCACCGTGTCGCCCGAGAATACGTTGCCGACTAGTGTAATGGTAGTGTTCTGACGTGGTGGCGCAGCCGCAGCCCCGCCAGCCGCTGCCCCGCCGCCACCGCCGCTTGACGCTCCGCCAGAACCGCCCCCGATCTGTTGAGAGGATATGCTTGAGATTAAAGCGCCGGTTTTCACAAGAGATGCCGCTTGAAACGCAGCCGCAACCGGGGGGCCGCCAACCAACATTCCTTTTTCAAACGCGGCAGTAGCCGCACTGAAGCCATTAACTATAGCCCCGGCTAACGCAGCGGCCTTGCCAATAGCAAACAGTTTTTTGTTTTCAGACTGCATGAGAGTAGAAATATCGCCAAACATTCCCGCATAAGCGTCCAACTTTGCCTTTTGCTCTGCCTTGTCAAGATTAGCCATTGCCTCAGCATGTTCCTGAGCCGACCGCAGGGATAGATCCTGAAACTCCTCTTGCGTAATGATGCGCTGCGCAAAAGCCTCCTGCAGCATTTCAAGCTGCTCTTGCCGCGCAATCATGATCGTTTCGGTTTCGGTCGCAAGCGCTTCTTTGAGGCTTTCAATGTCACCGATTAACGGGTTGACCGCTGACGACCCGGCGACGCCTGTGCTGGAAGTGCTGCCAGAGCTAGGGACAGTATTATTTATAGGGAGAGTGGACGCGCCTCTGCTCGCACCAGGACCGCCCGGTTGTTGCCCAGGCCCATTAGCCCCGCCAATAAAACCGCCAGTAGCGGCAGATTCTGCCGAAAGTTTCAAAATCTCGCGGGCACGATCAACGCTAATTCCAAACTGACCAGCAAGTTTAGCCGCCGCCTCCGCCGCCGCATCAACACCGCTGGCGATATCAATACCCGCAAGATCAAGCGCCTTAACGCCTGCCTCGCCAATCTTAAGCGCTAATTTATCCGCCTCAATCGCAGCAGTTCTTTGTTCTTCACCGGCTGCCTTAATTGCATCTTCGGCTATCTTAAGTACAGTTGCCAATCGCGCGGCGGAATCTGTTAGGTTATTCGACTCAGCAACGTTGTCTTTATATGCGCCAAGCTCAGTTTCTAGCAGGCCCAAGTGTGTTTTCTGTAGAGTTATCTGTTTTTCCAACTGAGCCGCTTGGACGTTACCCGCGCGAGCTTGGTCCTCAGTTAGAATGCGAATGTTGTTTCGAACTATCTCTATAGCGTCAAGTAAGACAAGCTCTTCGGGCGATACGCCAATGCGAAGCGCGCGAAGCTCTTCATTTAGCTCGGCGCTGGTGCTTCTAACTTCCTCTAAACGAGTCGCTAGAGATCCGGCTGCCTCTTCAGCTTCATCCGCTGACATTGCCCATTGGATAAGAGCCGCGCCGCCTGCAATAATACCAAGCGTCGCTAAGGAAAGCGGGTTAATCATTTGAACGAACGCTGCGCCTAAGCCTTTAATCGCATTGCGCCCACCGCCCATCTGGGCAAAGACTTGGTTGACTTGCGTACCCTGCTGCATAGCAAGCATCAAAGGGTTTTGACCAGCAGCAAGCATTACGCCAATGTCGTTGATCTGCGCGCCCAAGTTGGCGGTATGGCCGCCCGCGCTGTTCATTGACCCGCCAAATTTCTTTGCCGAACCTGCCGCCCCTACCTGCGCGCGCGAGAAAGCAACAGTGGCACCGGAATACTTGACTGCCGCCGCCGTTGCCGTCTTATAATTGGCCTCTGCCTGCTTGACCGCAGCCGCCGCGCCTGTTTGTGTGGTGAGGTTGGCTTTTAGAGCGGCATCAACGCGCGATAGCTCTTTCTGGTAGTTAGACGTCGCCGCATCAAGTGCAGTGATGGATTTACCGAGCCGACTTAATCCGGCTTCAGCCGCTTTCGGGTCCGCTGTGATTTCGATCTCTAGCGAAGGCAGCATTTTTACGGTCCATCATCTTGCGAAGCCTGCGCACGTCGGCCCCAGTTAGCGCGTCATTCGGTTCGGCCTTCTGTAGCTCCACCTCCATTAGATACCAAAAATGCCGTGGCCTCATTTGCCAGAAGTCAGCGGGTTGAACGCTAAAGCTAAAGACTGCCTTTTGAAACGCCCACTTTACGAAGCGGACGTTTTTGCGTTTTTTGGCTGCTTATCCTCGGCGCTGGATGCAGGAGCGTCACCCATGATAATCTGGATCAGCGTAAGGAGGGCAGTCTTGGCGAGAACTAGCTTTTCGTTTTTGTCTGCTGTTTGAAGAGCCGACTTGAACTCATCGTGTATCTCTTTGTCGGATACAGACGCGCCAGCCTCACGCAGCAACGCACCATAAGCACGGGCAATCTTTACAAACTTCATTTTGCCCATGCCTTGCAGCATTTCCACCGTGTCGCCAAGCGTCATAATATCCTCGACTGCATCGCAGGCAAGGAACGCTTCATTCTCGTTTAGGGTGTATTCCTCACCCCGCCATTTGAGCGTGATTACTTGCCCCATTAAGCAGCCGCCGTGTAAACCCATGCGCCGCTGGACTGCAGGCTAACTTCATACGTGTTTTCACCATCATGCGCGCCGGTAAACGTTGCCGATGCAAGGTAAACATTGCCAGAGATGTTAGCGCCGTCTGCAAAATCAATGGTCACATCTGTTAGAAGCAAGCCGCCAGCATGTGCTAGTGCAAGGTCTTGAATCACTGCGTCCAACAGCACGCCCGAAGCCGTAAGGTCAAACGAGCGAACGCCTGCAAATGTTCCCATTGTGCGGAAACCGCTATCAGTCTTGCTTGTAATATCAACAGGCGAACCGTCAAGGCTCAGGCCTGTCTCGCGCATTCCAGCAATAACTGTTGCGCCCTTGCTGATCGTAAAGTCTCTGCCGGATGTTGCGGCCATTGTTCAAACTCCCGTGAACTATTTGCAAAGTTATAACACATGCCTGCAAAGTTGCAAAGCCTAGCTATATGTCGAAATACGTCACGCGGAATGTAAGAACCGTGTGCGTAGTCTTTTCGTCTGGATCTGCGAACTCTGTGCTGCTGTCAAACCGGCAATCAATGATGTTGGCGCCGGTTACTGATAGGTCATCGTACTTTTGCAACGCCGTATAAACGCTGTCTGCAATCGCGCGCCAGGTTAGCGCCGAAGTAGAACGCGACCAGATATGAATAT